ACTCAAGAAACGCAAGCCTACGGCAAACCAACGGGAGTTGGCATCTTCTTGGGAACTTATGATGAAGAAGTACGAAACAAAGAGTCTAGTTAAATCAAAAAAACAAGACCTCAGTTTATCGTACTCACTTGGAATACCTGCTGGTCGGGAGACCCCTAAGCATCCAAGTCTTCCGTTCACTGCAGGTGCATGTGCACTAAAACCAACTCCAGTATACACTGGAAATGCAATCAAAGGGTTTGGCGAAATGCATAAGTCTAATCTCGTGCCCGTTTTTGACGAGACGCATATCATTGAAATTGCTAGGATGCGTAGATAAGCATTCTTCACACTTGTCTTGCAATAACAAATAGGGTATAATATATTATGAACGATTTACTGAAACTCAAAAACGATCTAGTCATCAAGAAAATGAAACTTGATAAATTCTTTTCAATGTACTTGGAAAAATTTGAACGCAAGATGGATCCCGACAACACAAACACTCCAATCTGGAAACTTTATAAGGCTAAACTGAAAGAATATGGAGACATCGCTCAACAACTCCGCAACACTGATTACTACATTAAAAGAGAACAGCAATATGTTTAAAACTGCCAACGAATTTTCCATGCACATCGAACAGATGGTTCGTGGATCTAAGTTGACACATATGGACGCCGTTCTTGAATATTGTAAAGAGAATTATCTTGAGCCACAAGATGTTGCATCTTTGATTAACAAGTCACTCAAAGAAAAAATTGAGATGAATTTTCGTGAATTGAATTACTTACCGAAACAGGCACAACTGGATATGTAATGGATGGATTTAAAGCATATCGTTATTACCTAGCTATTAAGCTACACTTTACCACTGACAAGTTTAATGTTTTCGAAAACAGAGGAAATGTCAAAGGAACACGTGAAGCGTTCAATGCTAGGAATGATAGATACATCTTCGAGAAGCTGGCTCGAAAACACCAAGATGATAGAGAGATCATTCAGTTTTTTGTTTCTAATTTTGCTTATGGAAATGACTCTGCAATTTATGCTGGACAAGAAGCTGAAGACAATTTCTTGGAATGGAATAAAAGAAAACAAAGTATAACTAAAGTCTTTGTGGATGACTTAGCAACCCTCTTGACCCACGTTGAAGTGAATAAACTAAAACAGTCTGCAATATTTAATTTTACAGATAACGAATACCCTGTTGCATTAAAACTTTACATTGGTCGAAAGATCTCTATTGAAACACTAAGAATTATTGATGATGAGCACCCAGTGCTCGAGAATTGGAAACTTAATAACTCGGTGAAATATATATGGGATGATGATCTAAGACGCATTATAAAGTTGACAGGATTCGTTAAATACGATAGAATTAAGATTAAGAAAATCTTTGAACACTTCATGGAAGAAATTGCAGAGTAATAAAATGGGTAAGACGTACACTAAACAAGCACGTAAGTTTGACGAAGAAATTTCCAGTGGGCGATCTGGAAAGAACTCCAAGCATTCGAATAATCGAAAAACTGGAGGTATGAAAACGCTAAATAGTTTTGTTGAGGAAGATTATGATCTAAACGATGAAGACTTTAATGACGACATTGGACTAGATGATGAGATTTCTATACAACACAATACTAATACAAAGTAATATTTTAAATACAAAGGAAATACGATGGACATTCAATCCCTACGCAACATGCGCAATACTGACTTCTCTAAAATCTCTGGAGAATTCGACAAGATTGCAAACCCCCAAACCGAAAAGAAATCTTTCGCTGATGATCGCTTCTGGCGTCTCGAAGGCGATAAAGCAGGTAACGGAACAGCAACTCTTCGATTTCTACCCCGTGTAGAAGGTGATGAACTCCCATGGGTTCGCATGTTTAATCACGGCTTCCAGGGTCCAACTGGTAAGTGGTACATTGAGAACTCACTCACTACTCTTGGTGAGAACGATCCTGTTGGAGAGTTGAACACAACTCTTTGGAACTCTGGTTCTGATGCCAACAAAGAGATTGCTCGTAAACAAAAGCGTAAGCTATCATTCATTGCCAACGTACTCATTGTTTCAGATCCGAAACATCCTGAGAATGAAGGTCGAGTGATGTTGTTTAAATTCGGCAAGAAAATCTTTGATAAAATCATGGACAAAGCACGTCCAACATTCGAGGACGAAAAGCCTGTCAACGTCTTTGATCTGTGGGAAGGTGCGAACTTCAAACTCCGTATGCGTAAGAAAGATGGTTACGCAAACTATGATGAGTCCGTGTTCTCTGATCCATGTCAAGCTGCATCAACTGACGAAAAGTTAGTCGATGTAGTGAATGCTCAAGTTAAGTTGGCTGAGTTCCTTGATCGTAAGAACTTTAAGTCTTACGAAGAACTGAAGAAGAAACTTTCTGATGTTCTGTCAGGTGACTCTTATGCAAGTAAGTCTGCCGCAGAAATTGCTGCTGATGAAGATCGTCCAGCAACTATCGCTGCTCCGACATTTACTTCTAAGCCTGCACCTGCTCCAAAAGCAGTCGCGCAGGATGACGACGACGATGTTATGAGTTACTTCGAGAAGATTGCTAAAGAAGACTAAGTTACGGAACCACTCACGTGGTATTCGCTGGGGCTACCTGAAAGGGTAGCCCTTTTTGCATTTAAGCGTAGCGTTCAGCGCCGTATCTTGATTGTGACGATTCTTGATTGCGAATCGGAGACTTGATAATTTGAGTTTGTTTAGTCACGTTGGTGGTTGGAGCATTCACAACACTGGTATTATTACTTGCTTTACCAGCGCCAGCTGCTTCATCTGCATTTTCTTTAGAAGCGCCATTTACAGCATCACCAGAAGTTGGAGCAGGAGCTGCCGCTGCTGGCGCAGCAGTTTTACCATCTGACTTGAATGGATAAAATGGACCAATTGCTACTTCTTTATTAATAACTGGAATTGTAAATTTAATTTCTGGAATACCAATATTTTCAATCAGAGACATAAAACTGTCTTTGATGCCAGTAATAAATTTAACAAATGGTTGGATGAGATGTTCATCAGTCCATGCAGCAAAGTCACCGATAACTTCTTTGATTTTATCTTTGTCAAACAGACCAAAGGTTAAGAAATCGACGATACCTGCAAGTCCAGCAATAAGTGCTTTACCGATGTCACCAGTTTTCATGTACTCATCAAAGCCGTCGCTAATACCTTCCCATAGAGCACCAATAATAGCACCAATGGCAAAGACTTTACCCAGAGATTTTAAGAGATTCTTTGGGTTGAATAATGTTTTAAACGTGCTCATTAGACCATCACCAAGGAGACCAGTGATTCCATCTAGTAATCCACCACCTTCTTTAGCTGGTGCAGCAGTGGCACCAGTCTTACTACCACCACCAATTTTATCAGCGATAGTTTTTAATAGACTTGTTTGTTCTTGTGCGGCTTTAGCACTTTCTGCTGCAGCTTCTTGAGATTCACCTGCATTTGCAGATTCACCTGCATTTGCAGATGGGAGCCACATAGCTTTCTTTTTGCCTTCGGCTGCTATAGGTGTTACTGGAGCAGCCTTTTCTTCACCTTGCTGACGAATGAGACCAGACTTTAAATCAAACTTAGCATATTCAGACGACTGTGATTCGCGTTGAGCCAGAAGACGTTTGCCTTCTTTAGTTTTCTCTAATTGAGAATCAGAAAGACCAGTAGTCTTTTTAAATGATTCGATATCAGCTTCGGTTCCTTTAAGAGCTTTTGCTGATTTTTGAGCACCCTTAAAATCTTCACCTAGTTCTTTACTTGTCTTTGTAGAGCCAAGTGCTTTCTGCTGTTTGATGTAGTCTTGTTTAGCTATCTGCTTATCAAAGACACCACCCACATTGAGAGCACCCATTGTAGTTTTTAATCTATTGCCTGCACCAAACTTTTCGCCGAACCCCTTTTTAAAATCTCCCATTTTATCTGATAGATTCTTAAAGGTCTTCATTCCTGTTGCGATGGTAGCAATTGCTTCAGCTTCTTCTGCTCGGTGTTTAGCAGATTCTTTAATTGCCTGTAGTTCTTCTTTGGCAATACGTTTAAGTTCTTCTGCTTGCTCTACCTGTTCTTTCTTTAGATCAGCAACCTCACGTTCAGCTTCGATAACTTTAAGCTGATTGTCTAGGGTTTCTCCAAGAGTAGAGGTCATATCAGTTAATGCTTTGATATCCTCTGCCATAGCTTCAGAGTTAGCAGACATAGCACCACTAGCTAAAATTTCTTTAATCGTTTTCTGTGCGGATAAAGATTCTTCTTGCAGACTAAGAAGTTTAGAAAAGGCAAAATCATCCCATGCAACTACTGATTGGGTTATGGTCTGCTGTATATTGACAGCTTGCTGCTCTATAGTTTT